CTTTACCAGAATCTAAAGAACGTAGAGCTGGTATCAAGATGGAGACCAATGGGTTTGTTCATCAAGGCAGAGTTGATGTTGATTTAACATGGGGTGATGACTACACCATAAAGTTCTATGACAAGAGAGGTAATGTCAGCAGAACAATAGAGAGAGTCTATGCTCCAGAGTTATGTAGAGTATTAGACATAGCAATAGAGAGTGGAGACAAGACACCAGTTAAAGATCTTGAAATGGTACTGTCTCAAACTGGAAATGTTTTACATGCAGATTTAAAAGGAGAAGATCAATGAAAGATATTGAAAACCAAGACGATTCATATTTAATTATCATGCCTGATATAGATACACAGAACGGAAAAGTTCTACAGTATCTTAAAGACTATGAGTCAATAGATCTTTTTGATTCTCTGAAACACATTGGCTGCAGCCGATTGCAAGCAAGAGTATCAGATCTCAAAAGAATGGGTCACGATATTGTAACAGTACAACACAGCACCAATCCTCAAGCATGTCAGTATATGCTAAGAACAAAGTATGAAAACATGATAAAGAAGCTAGACAACGCAAGACTAGCTGGTGCTATCGAGGTCAAGATACCAAAGCTATTCTTTGCAGAACACAGAGAAAAGTATGAGGATATTGTTGATGTCGAATAAGCCAGAGTACGAAGACATAGGAACATTTGTGTGGAATAATTTAACACACAATGTAAGAGTTCGGAGAGATTACTTAGGGTTTTCAGAGAGTGGTATGCCCTATGTAGTAGACCACTTCGAGCTTCATGTAACTGATGTAAATGGTAATCGAGTAGCCAGTAGACTGACAGAGACTGGGTATCGTTCATACATGATATCAAGAAGATCTGATCGTTATGGAGGTACAACTCATTGTGATAATCCTATTACTAATGAGCAGTTTCTGTCAGAATTAAAACAAAAACTAGGCGAAGAGCCAAAGCAAAAGGAGTTAATGTTATGAGTAAATTAGAAGAAAGAATTAGATCAGACTTTTTATATTATGAATCACTAGGGAATGACGAAGAACGATTCACTAGCTGGGGAACAAGATATGATCTTCAGCAGATAGCTAAGTCATTGAAGAATGTAATGGAAAAGTTTGACTTTGTTGATGATGTACGCAACGAAGAGAACGTACCAGACTTTATGGAAGTAGATAAGTATGTAGAAAAACTAGGTGATAAAGGAGATGTAGATGTCACATCCAATTAATGATGAAGTAATGATGAAGGTTGCAGATGAAGTATGCGCCATGCCAGTCTTAGATATGTTAAATCTTTGTGATGACTTAGGCATAAAGACTGATGGTGTTTCATGCGACCAACTCATGGAAGACTTAGAGTATGCGTTGTATGAACAGCGTATGCAGATATAAAAAAAAGGGGGAGGTGTCAAAGCCTCCCCAAGTTTGTAAGGAATATTTCGTCATGAAGATACTAACCAAAACACAGGTCAGAATACTAGCTACTATAAAGCTTTATACAGATAAAGCAAATCCTAAACCTCCTACTATTACAAGTAAAATAATAAAGAAAGAATTAAAAGATCTAAGTCAAGGTACTATATCTTCAACGCTTAATAACTTAGAGCATAGACATGCTATGGTTATATCAGTACCAGTTGATGACTTAGCTCGAGTAATATATGTTCATAAGAAAGCTCCAGGTTCTGTAAGAAAATATTATATTACCGACTTGGGTAATAAAACAATGAATAAGTATTTACAAATTGCAGCAGTCTATGATAAACCTACTCTCTATGAGAAGTTATTTGGAACAGCTAACAAACCAATGCGAACAGCAGAACATAACTTTGCGTAAGGCTTTCGAGTGGGCTGGATTATCTAAGACCACATACTATCGACAACTGAAAGGCACGGAGTTACGTTATGATACTGCTATCAAAATTGAGAAAGCTATTGATCAACTTGCCACACTCAAAAAATAATTTGTTTGAGGACAACAGGCAACCAGTCAAGTGTGATGCTTGTGATGAGATGGCATATAACTTCGTTGTCTTTCTATATAAGAGTTCAACAATATGTATGAAGTGCTATGAGGAGGACACATGGTTAGCAAAAGTAAAGCAAAAGGAAGCTATCACGAAAGGTGGTTTCTAAAATTATTTAATTCATTAGGTATCACGACAAAGAAGCAGCCACTATCGGGCAGTCTAGGTGGTGAATACAGAGGGGATTTGACTGTTGATATCGCTGGTCAAAGCTGGATAGTTGAGGTCAAGTACAGAGACACCAGTCAATTCCCTAATGTATTTAATTTGTTAGAAGACAAAGACATTGCTGTATGTAAACGCAAGAAAGGTTCGCCTCGATACTGCGTAATAATAAGAGATGATGTATGGGAAGAAGTATTCGCATACCTTATACGGCATGAAGAAAATAAATAAAGGAGAAAGTTATGTATAAATCTAAAAAGGAATTGTTTAAACATTTGTATGATGACTACGAGATTGATCATCTTCAAGAAATTGTAGAATCATTATCAGTTAAACAATTTGAAAATCAAAAGGATTATCAAAGAGCAATAAACGAAATATTTTTTCATTGGAGGTGTTTAAATGACGACAAAATTGAACAAGATTATTCAGATAGTCAATGATGAACAAGGGAAAGACTTTATCCTTAGTTTTAAATTACCAAGACAAGCTAACATACAGCTAGTCAAAGAGCTGAATGAAATAAAAACAGTAGAAGTAAAAGGGATTCTTTGTTCTGTAGAGACAGCAGAAGATGCAGAGAAAGCAAGAAAGTTATGCACTTGGTATCTTCAACCACACAACAGAGAGAAGGTCGAGCAGTATTTTAACAAGTGGAAGTGGTTATTTCAAAGACCATACGAGACATCATCTCAAGAGATGGACATGAGAGTCGAGGCTATGATAGATAACTTTGAAGATCTACCAGCAGATTGTATTCGGTATATCTACAACCAATCTATTAAGTCATTTAGAATCTTACCTCCTTATGCAGATGTGTATGCGTTGGTAAAAACAGAGTACGAATCAAGGAAACATTACTTAGATTTCTTTGAAAATAAAGTTGACGAGTTGCAGTAGTGAACATATTATAGCCATATAAATAAGGAGAAAGCTATGGATAGACAAGGTTTTATTGGTGGTACTGATGCCATCAGAATCATGAAAGGACAATGGGTAGACCTCTACCTCGAGAAGATAGGGGAGTATCAACCAGAAGATTTATCAGGAGTGTTGCCAGTACAACTTGGTATTTGGACAGAAGAATTTAATATCAACTGGTTTATAGAACAGCATCAACCAGGATTCTCTTTGGGAAACACAGAGATACATAAGCAACAAGCCTTAGTATTTCATGAAGGGTATGTACCATACAAAGGAACAGCAGATGCTATGTTAGTCCAACCTAAAACTGGACCATCTTGGAAGAGCTGGCTTCTTGAGTGCAAGCATACCAATGCGTTTACTAACATGAATGAAATCATAGATAGATACATGCCACAACTACAGTTATACATGTGGCTTCATCAGAAACTATACGAAGGTCAAGACGTTATATGTGATGGTTTATTCTTGTCGGTTATATTTGGTAATACTAAATGGGAGAAGAAACATATTACTTATGACGAAGTATATACCATGAACATGATGGCAAAGATCACTCAGTTTTGGGAGCATGTTGTAAAGAAAGTACCACCTAGCAATAGGGAAGCCGAGACACCAGACATCTCGAGCATAGCTATTGATAGGAAAGTAAAGATGAATATGAACCGAGACAATGAGTGGATGTCAGATGCACATGATTATGTTGAGACACTACACTCAGCCAGAAAGAATGAGGCTGCCAAGAAAAGATTAATGAGCCACATACCACCAGACGTATATCAGATGGACTGTGATTTATTATCTGTAAACATTACAGAGAAGAGAAGAACCATTAAAGTAAAGGAGAAAGTAAATGAAAAAGAATGATCCAGACTACGCAAAGACCATGAAGAAAAAAGAGAACATGTCTTTATGGGATTCTATATCAGAGTCAGATACAAACTTTTTAAAAACAGTTAAGTTTGGTGCTAGACAATTTATGTCTATTGATCCTCAGTATCAAATTAAAAAGATGACTGAAAGGTTTGGACCAGTAGGAATAGGGTGGGGATATAATGTTGAATATGACTACCCCTCAAGTGAAGATGTTATACTTATAGTAGCTAAAGTTTCTATATGGACACAGTTACCAGAAAATATTTTTGGTCCGATAGCTGGATCAAGAACTTTCTGGCATAAAGATATGAAGAGACCAGCTGAAGATGCTGGTAAGATGGCATTGACTGATGCCTTAACAAAAGGATTATCGCACTTAGGTTGTGATGCTGATGTATTCTTAGGAGTGCATGATAACAAGCATAGTGCTGATGATGGCAAGTCTCAATACAATCCATTCTAAGGAGGTAATATGGAATACGATAACAATAATACTGGAGCTATATTTAAAAACTCTAGTGATCACATGGAACTTGTAGGAACTGGAAGTCTTAATGATGAAGGTGACGACAAGAGAATAGCTATGATCAAAGATGTTATGCCAGATGGCACTACCATTCGAGATGTTTATGTTAAGATAGGTAGGCTATGGGATAACAGTAGCGACAAACCTAATGCTCCTCAGTTTACTGGACTAGCAGAGATCTCTAGCGGAGAAAAGAGAGTGGCTGCTTGGGTAAAGCAAACAGAGAAGGGCAACATCTTATCCTTAAAGTTAACAGACAAAATACAAAATGCGAATCATACGCAATCATCTGTTGACAAAACTTTAGGATCAGATGATATTCCATTTTAGGGACTAGCTTTCTCCAAAGAAGCCCTAAGATATGCTAGGAGGTCTATTACTGCTCATGCCGACCTCCTAGCTTTTTTTATTACAAGGTGATATTATGATAGATAAGATGACACACACTATCATTCTCATGCTCACCATAGATCTTGAGTCAGCAAGAGAATGTCAAGCACTCAGCGAAAAAGTATACAACGAAAACAGATGCTTCGAGTCGTACAATATATACAGTACAGTACCACCTCGAAAGCCTGATAACTTTGAAGACATCATTGCTTTATATATTGAAAGGAGAAAGCTATGGGAAAACTAACTAACAAATGGGAAACAAATATTAACAAACTATTCAAAGGCAAGACCATTGAATCAATCCGATACCTAACACAAAAAGAATTTATAGATTGCTTTGGAGATTATGGCAGTTCAAAGATTCCAGTAGTCATAGAGTTTACAGACGGACAATGGATGTTCCCTATGCAAGATGACGAGGGCAATGATGGTGGTGCTTTAGCTACATCTCATAAGTCATTGCCAGTTATACCAGTAATGTAGGTAAATAAATAGGTATTAATTAACCCACGACAAAAGGAGAAAACTATGAGCCAAAAAAATATATATGAATCCTTCGATAAAATCTTTGCTCCAAATGAGTTAGAAATACTTAGAGATGTAATCAGACAAGAAGTAAGAGAAGCTCTTGCTGATATTCTTGTAGATAAAGAAGAAGAAAAAAAATGGCGAGATTACTACAAAGCTCAGAGAGGACATAGGTCGTAGATAGTATCGACTATTTTAAACTTTCGTCCTCTGACAGCCCTCTTTTAATCCACTTCAATAGGTTATCAGAGACATCATCAGAAGGATCGTCTGGTAGTCTTAGCCAAAGAGCAAGAAGATAATCCTCATCAGGAATATCCTCGAACTCATCAGGCTCAAACTCAAACTCAAGTTGCCAGTTGGAAATGAGGTCCATCAATGAAGGGTCTTCTGCCTTCACTCCTACGCAAATCTATATATTCATTCATTAGATTCTCTGCTGTATCTGGTGAGACAGTAAGCATCTTGTGCCATGCCGCACCCCAAATTAAATCAATGCCAACTTCTTGTGCTGCCTTCCTCATGGCATCAGCTATGTTGTCATAGTCTACAATATCCCAAGAGGGTTCACCATTGTCATAAGCCATTAGATCTACTGCGTGTGCATAACCATCATCTTGAATAAGATGTTTGCTCTTCATGGTCTGTGATTTTCCAGATTTATACAAGCGTTCTTGAGTGGCTAGATCCCTAACACCATATATAACTCCGAAGTCTACATCAGTATATTCAATAGCCTTCTTAACAGTCTCAACAATTTTAGGATGGACTCCAACCAATCGCTGAAAGGATCTTTGTGATAATTTAAATGCCATGTTCTTACTCCTAAAGTTTCTAATTTCCCAATCTCGGTGCAAAGATTTGTTTGCAGCTTGCTTATCCCATTTATTTCCCATTCTTTCGTAGCCCAAAGAATTTGGTCGCTGAACGTATGCCAAAGCTGGCAGCCACTATACAGCCTAAAGTTACTTGATACCACTCAGGCATGGTTTCTAAGGCGCTGAAGCC